GTTCAACGTTCCATTTTGGTTTTGCGTTGTGTCCGTCTGTATTTGACCATGCTGGCATTTTTAAGTCTCCTTGGTATAAAGGTAATCTACCTATTTATTGTTCTTGTGGTTTTTGTTTCTTGTCCATATCTTTATAATCAGGCATCGCTGTACGATTTTTCAACATAGGATCGATTTCAACCGTATCTCTCTTTTCGCCTGTCAAGGTTGTTCCACCCTTTAACACCATGCGAGCCTTTGGTTTTTTGTCACCTAATTCATTACTTCCATCAACTTTCTGCATAGATGGTTTCTTGCCTGATGGTCTAGCGTCCTTTTGGTCTTTTTCCCAATCATACATGTCCTCTTTCAATTTACGCTTGTAAATTTCTTTGACCATCGATGCAGCTTTGGACATTTTCTTTGGTGCAACTTGATTAGGTGTATTACCCATGTCAAAAGGTGCTTCAGAGGCAGCTTTTGGATCACCAAAATTATCTTCTTTTCTTAAAACTTTTTTGATATTTGCAGTTGTTTTGTCCATCTGCTTACCAGTTGCTTTCATCACATTCATCCAACGGTCTGTGGATTTCTTATGTTGACCTGTTGCAGTTAATTCATCAGCAGACTTTTTGGCTTTTTCTTTGTAACGGCCAAGCAATTCTGAAGATACTTCATTGACTTCAACTTCTTCACGCTTTGCAGCCATAGCCAAACCTTTTTCACGGCGTTTCATTACACGTTTAACTATGTCACCGTACTCACCTTTGGTGTGTGGTTTTAACTCTTTCATTTGTGATTTAGCTTTCTCTTTGTAATCACCAAGAGATACTTCATCTAAGTTTTCTTCTTTTTTCATTGTGTGTTTCATTGTTCCTGCTGGAGCCGGAACTTCATATCGTGCTCTTGCTTTGTCCAACTGTTTTTTTCTTTTTAATGTTGGTGACTGTGCTATAGTTGAACGTATTTCTGGATGTGAAATTTTAGTAGTTAAATCTTCATTAACTTCATCTTCATGTACCTGTCTAACATGAACACCTTGGATTTTTTTGTTTCCTATTGAAGGTTCATGTCTCTGTAATGTTACAGATTTTTCTTTTTCAAAATATTTACGCATATCAGCGGTACTTATTTTTGGTTTCTTTGGTTCAGGTTTCTTTTTTAAGCCAAATAACTCATCTATGTTTTGTTGTTCATCTTCATAGATTCCATGGTCACGTTTCCACTTTTCGTAATCACCTTTTTTAGATTGAGCTACTTTTTTATTCTTGCTAATGTAGTCTACATTCCAACCTTTAGATTTGTAATACTTACTTAGTATATTTGCTCGTCTTGATGTTACATTTTCGGGAATAGCGATACCACCGCCTGCACCAGTAGCCGACCAAGGATCTCTTGGATCGCTACCAGTTTTTGCAGCGGTTAAGTCTGTTTTTTTCGCAACAGATTTTACAATATCTTTAGCTTTCATTTTAGATGCCACCAGCAATTTTGCCCATCATTGTTTCTTGTCTAATCTTTTTGTAAGATTTCTTGGCCAAATCTTTAACTAGTTTCATTGGTGAATTTTCATTAGTCACGAATGGGTGGTCACCTGTACCAGAACCTGCTTCAGGACCTTTGAATGTCTCATCAACTTCAACTTCTTCTTTTTGAGTTGGTTTCTTACCAGTTTGTGGCATTCCCATTTTCTTTTGAAGGTCTTTAATCATATCTTCATCTGAACCATGGCCTAATTTGTCGAGAACTTTATTACCAATTTTTTTCAAAGTGCCTTTGATATCTTCATCGATTTCAGTTTCTTCACCAACAGTCAAAGCAACTTTATATGATTTTGATTTATTGTGATATGTTGCAGGAACTTTCATACGACCACGGAGACCATCAACAGTCTTTGTGTTCATGTCTGTTTCACCATCAACTCTTACGTGTTCATCTTCCTTCATCTCCACTTTTTTTTTCTTCTCGGAGATTGTAGAGATGCCACCAATGTCTTCTAATTGAAGTGATTCAGTCATACCATGGATTTCACCTTTGATGCCATGTTTTGCTCTCAATTTAGAAGCTTCTTTTTCATGGTATTCACTTTCTTTAGGACCAGCATATTCCGCATGTGCAAGATGGTGTTCAGAATGACTCAACATGTCATCAGCTACTTTATTACCATGATGTTTACGAACATGATTCTCAATAGCAGTAGCTGCATGGTGACTGTGATGGCCACCCATACCGCCACCATATCCTTGGTCAGCACCATATGTGTGTTGTGCGTGTTTATGCCATAGAGCAGAAAGGCTCATTTTGTCCATTTTGCCTTCTTCTAGTACATCAAGTTCATCAAAGGCTTCTGTATAGATTTCTTGTTGTTCTTTCATGGCTTGTTTTGTAGCAGTAGCATACATCACATTCTTAGCACGGTCACCATAACGAGCCTTAAAACCTTTTAATCCTTTTTTCATTGACTTAACAATCTTTTCACGCTTCTCTTTTTCGGAAGGAGTCATGTGACGTTCTTCTTCTTCACCGAGTTTAGTTTCTTTCTTGCCTTTATGCATGTTCTTTTCATGCTTGTGGACCTCTTGGTCAGCAATCTTTCTTGCTTCTGGAGGTGTCACATATTTTTCATTTGTCATTGAGTGCTTAGACAAATGTGTTTCTTTTTCTTCTTCTTTCTTTAGAGCAGAAGGTTTAACCATTTTCTTAACTAATGCTTTGTCTTCTTTCTCATCAGGATGAGATTCTTCTTTCATATCTTCTGGATCTTTTTTATACTTTTTAGTGTATACATCACCAGTAGATGTTTTCTTATGCTCATGGCCTGTCAATTCACCAGGTTTTTTAGGCAATTGACTTGGCTTACCTTTCCAATTAAAAGGACTATCTTTTTTGTCGTCTTCTTCAACTGGACGAACTACAGCGGAATGACCTTTTGCAGCAGCTTTATCATCATGTTTCTTTAGAACTTGACCACCAATTTTTTCAGGTGGTACCATACCTTCAGAATGTGGTTTAGAAGTAACTGGATACTTTTTACCTTGGAACTCAAAGTGTGATTGGCCTGCTTTTCTAGCAGCATGTGCTGCTTTATGGAAACCAGTTTCATCTAATTCTGGTTCTAAAAGCATTTTCTTTTTTTCATCTTCTTCCATAATTGCTTTTGTTGCATCAATTAAGGCTTGAGATACTAGTGATTTAGTAAACATTATTTTGCTCCTGTCTTTTTCTTTTTCTTGATAGTTATACCCGATTGTCCATACTTATCCGCTGGCAATTCTAGAGGTTCTTTATTGCTTGCACCACCTAGAGTTCCACTGACGCCAGCTTCACCAGATAGTCCAAAATCAAAGATAGATTCTCTAAACTTCTTCAAACCTTTTTTCTTTTCTGCTAATGGGTTAGGACTCACCATTCTAGGTTTACCAGCAAAGTCTGCAACATCATCATTATTAAATTCTGTTGCTTCTCTATATGTTTGGTCTCCTAGACCTGCACCAGCAGCACCTGTTGTTGCTCTTGAGTCAAATGTAGAACCAACACCATCAGCAGTACCTATTCTAGCTGCACTTAAAGATTTATTGCCATTTTTACGCAACTTTTCTTTGTTAGCATCCATATTAAAACGATTTTCTTTTGGTTCTGGATGCTTAGTCATTGTAGGAACAGATTCGGTATACGTATTACCACCACCTATTCTAGCTATGTAATTTGTATTTTGCTTAATGTCACCATCACGGACATCATCTCTTTTACCTAACTTAGCCGCATATTGCATTATAGGACTGTTATTATCTTTAATAACATTCAAACCTTTGCTTTTAAGATTATCTTTTTGGATGTTCTTAGCGTTCTTTTCTTCATATAAATTTAAGAATCTATTAGATTCATTATACACAGATTCACCTAAGAAGCTAGATGTTTCTTTGTATAAGTCTGTTATTTCTTCCGATTCTTCTTCTAAACTATTGCTATTATCAAATCTCACAAAATTCTCAAATAATTCTGTGAAAACTTGAACATTCTTATGTGCTTTTTCCCATTTGTTTTGACGGACAGATTCTTCCATCATCCTAGTTAAAAGAGAATTGCGTTCTTTACTTACTCTGTTGGTTGTGTCAACAAAAATCATCATGGTTTCGTAACCAAGTTCTTCCAATTCTTCTTTGACAAAAGCAATTCTTTCTAAGTCATCAGCAGGACCATTAATAATTAATGGACCACGTGTTCTTATTGATTCAAAGCGAGGATTCATTGACTTCATGGCCAATTTGTGTTTGTCATTAAGAACATCACATACTTGAGTGAAATTGAATTCTACTGCTCTTGATTCGGCAATAGCTTCACGTAAAACAACATCTTTACCAGAACCTGGACCACCAGTCACAAAAATAGCCTTGTGATGACCATGTGTGTAACTCTCATGTAAGCCCATACCTTTACGGACATCTTTCATTAACTCTCTTGCATGTTCATCTTTAACATGATGTGGAACACCTTGCCTGAATGATGAAAAGTCATTGTTTTTAGCATGTTCACGCATCTTAGTGCCAGACATACCTTCTGCACCTTCAGCATCTGGATCACGATGACCAGCAGAGTGTACTGTAATATGTTTGAAATTATAATGACCATGTCCTGCTTTTACACCATTGTATTTGTGTAATAAAGCATGCATTTCTTTTACACGGTCTGAACCAGCAATAACATGTAAGTGTGTAGCACCTTGTGCATGTAACTTAGCTGCATGGTGCATGATTGTTGGATGTTCTTTAGAAGAAGCCTCGAAATGAGTACCTGGTGAATATCTCTTTAAGTGCTTAATCTTCTGTTCACCTGAAAGTGGATTCTTTTTAGCATCTTGTGAATGAGATACAACCACAGTATGTGGTGCTTTATGTTTGGCTGCAACCTCACGTACTTTGTCAATTAGTTTTAAGTGACCAGTAGTTGGAGGATTCATGCGACCAAAAGCCATAACCGCATGTTTCTCTTTTGATGCTTCTTCTTCAATAATCTGTAGGAATGACTTCATTTTCTGACTTTAAGTAAATTAGCTCTTGCAAATTCGGATCTATTGACTAATTTAGTTGGTTCACCTGCATGGTTGACAACAAAGCCTTCTGGACCAGTTTTCTTACCATCGATGTGATGTTCTAAACCACCTTCATGGTGTTGTAATACATCTACCAATTTATTTTTTGCTTTTTGTAAATGACTGTGCATCTTTAGCAGATTATCATAATGTGATTTATTAGCTTCAATATGTTTCACGTGTGGGTCTGCTTCTTTTTCTCTTTTAACAATACCTGCTGGCGTCTTTAGTTTTGTTGCAGCTTTCTTGTATTTGTCAACAATGTGTTTCTTCAATCCTTCAGTATTCGGTTCTTCACCTGTACGAACTGTATGGTTGATATAGGTTGATAGATGACCAGTTTCACCCATATGGCTAGATGCAATATGGTTGTACATGTCAGGATGTGATTTATGAATCTTTTCAGCAGCATTCATGTGCTTCATAAACTCATTTTGGTCTTTATCTGAATAATGAACTTGTCTTGTATCGTGGTTTGGTGACTTTTGCCAAACATCAGGATGTTGTTTGAAGTTGTGTAAGTCAGGGTGTGGATCAGCTTTCATGGAACTAATATCGTTACCATGATACTGAGTATGTGTCACAATACCTAGTTTAGACCCTTTGACCTTGTCGGCCTCATCACCTTTGGCAGTATAAGTGATGGTGTTAGGTGTAAATGATACTTTGCCACCTGGTTTGTGTTCCAAATCTTCACCTGAGTGCATGATATCGCCTTGATATACACCAGTCTTAGGTGTAACTTTCTTCAAGTGATTCAATGCGGCATGGAGTTTATCCATAAGACCTGGAGCGTGTCCATGATTCTTTAGAATATCAGCATGAGTGTAATTTATTTTAGGTGTCTTATTAAATGCGGATTTTGATGCTACAAAGAACTTACCATTCTCTGGATGGTGACCAAAAACCAAAGAAGGAGAGCCGTCATATTTCATTGTCAAAGCAGAACTATTACCACCAGATTTAATGTGGTTGTGTGCCTGCATCAATGCACCTTTAGCATGCTCGAAGCCTTTTGCGCCATGGAATAATGGTCTGTCCTCAGCATGGTGAATATGCTTGAGTTTAGAACCTTCTTCGGCCTCTGCTTCTTCTTTCAGAAATGTGATAAAACTTTTCATGTTTCCTTAGACTTGCAATACACTTTGATTGCCATGAAGTTATTTATACAACTTTTTAATTCATACCTCAATTTATATAAAGATTGAGGAGAATACATAGTCAATAACTTTCTACTTGACCATTACCTGCCAACCAGCCAGAAACGTGTATTTTGTCAAATTCAACCAAATATTCTTTTGGAATATTAACAAAATGAGCATGTTCAAAGTCCATATATTGATATAATGGTACGTTTTTGATACAAACTTCCATGTAATTCTCAATTAGAGATGGACACAAAGAGAACATTCTGGTGATTAATAAGTCTGTAGCACCATGTGTTACATGTCCCATCCATGTTGGAATACGTTTTTTGAATACATATTTGCCAAACATGTCATCGTAAGCACTGATATCAAAACCATCTTCCAATAAAGAGCGTCCGGATATCTTAAAGATTCTTTTGACTTCTTTCATAAATGGTTGTTGTCTAAGAATGGCAAAAGCATTAAATGATAATGCACCTTCGGCCCAAGCCTTCATGTCTTTGGAAGAATACTCATGCACTTCTGGAACTTTATTCATATCCATAAAATAATTGCATTTAGATACTAGTATCTCTGTTTCTTCTCTGGTGAAATGATAAAGTGATGCATCAGCTAAAACGATAATGGCTTCTGGTACCTTCTGTCTTATAGAATCTAAGGTTGCAACCGTCTGGTCAAACCTTTGTTGGTGGTTATAAAAACGGACATTCAAGGATTTGATGGCGGAGGTAACAAAAAACATATTTTTACTTGGAATCATAATACTTTTCTCTTAATTTTGTTACATAATCACTGCAAACGGCATAGATGTTATTATACTCTATTTCTAAGTTTTTGTCAAGAGCTTCAGGCATAACTAAAATGCTACGAGTCGTTAATTCTTTACCAGGATAAGTCCAAATATACTTATTACTGGTCAATGCAAAATCGTCCTCTTGATGCCAGAAGTAATTGAATTCAGTTGTGGTTAACCATCTTAATGCACCTAAATTCTTAGCATGAATCCATAAACCATAATATGCATGGTATTTTTGTAACCACTCAAGTGTAACCGCATAATCTGGCCTATCGTGGCCAAGATATAGGTCGGAATTTGTAACCCAAAGGTCAATCTCACATTCAAAACCATCTTTCATGGACTTTTCAATTTGTTCTGGTCTGTTTTCTAAGTTAACATCAGGTCCTTCGGTCAGACCTCTATGTGCAATGAATTTCATAGATACAACCCTAAAGTGTCACTATTGCGTTCTATATTGATAGCTTCTGCTCTTGGATATGGATTACCAATATCAAAGTCATTAATCAATATACGTTTAGCATTATTCAAACCAACTATTAGTGTATAATTAGTGAAACCCAACTTCTTCAACATTGTATCAGTTATATCAAAAGTCTCTTTTTCTCTAGATGTAGTAAAGATGAATGTTGAACCATTTTGTTGTAGTTGTAATAACCTAGACACATTTTTGGACAATTCTACTGGTTCTTTATCGTAAGAATTCTCACCAACACGGCTTTGTGCTTTGATGATTGTGCCGTCAATGTCACAGAAGATTACTGGTTTGTCATTATACTCAAACCATTCTTTAGATGTACCAACGTCAACATAATTGATAGAATCATTTTCAACAAAGATGTGACCATTCTGCAACATTACTGAAATGACATCAGATACAAATACTTCACTCTCTTGTGAGATAGACTCAAAGGCCTTTTTGTAATCTGCAACAGATTCAAACTTATAACCACCAACACAGAATTTATTGGAGACAACTCGCTTCTCTATAATACTCGTAACAATGCCTTGTTCATTTGAAATGACAAAACTCTTAGCTCTAAGTCTATTGAGAACCTCATGG